CAACGAAGGAAATGTTTATCAAAGCGACCACTCCAACGAAGGAAAGGTAATCCAATAAAAATACAATTATGATAACAAACGAAGATAATATGAAACTTATGGCAAGGTATGAAGATAACCATTTTGACTTGGCTATTGTAGACCCGCCTTATAGAGATGAAAACCAACCTACAAAAGATATGAGGGCAAATGGTTCAATGAAAAGTTTAGAAGGCAGACCAACACAAGAGTATTGGAATGAGTTATTTAGAGTAAGTAAAGAGCAAATAATTTGGGGTGCAAACAATTTTCAATTACCACAATGGAAAGGTTTTGTTGCTTGGAAGAAAAAAACTATTGGGATAAATTTTACAATGTCAATGTTAGAGATTGGAAGTTTATCAGAAAATTTAGGCACAACTTCTAAATGGATTGAGATAGCACCACAAAATCCCAACAGAATACACCCAACGGAAAAACCTGTTAAACTATACGAGTGGCTTTTAATGAACCACGCAAAAGAAGGAGATAAGATTTTAGATACCCATTTAGGAAGTGGTTCTATTGCTTTAGCTTGTCATAATTTAGGGTTTGACCTTACTGCTTGCGAATTAGATAAAGAATACTATGACAAAGCAATGAAAAGAATAAACGAACACAAACAACAAATACGAATGTTTTAAAAAGAAAAGATATGACACTACAAAGGTGGGAATTAAAAATAGGAATAGTAAAGGGTTTGGTATTTGGTATTAGACCCTATGAGTTCACAAGCGAAGAAACATACGAAGTAGACCACGTTGTTTATTTAGGAATCTTCCAAATTATTTTAACAATGATATACAGCAAAAATATATGAGAACATTCAAAAGAATAATAAAAGACATTTGTTGGATTATATTCTCAATACTTCTAATAGTATTCGTAGGGACACCACTATTCGTTTATTCATACAAAGACAAGCTGACTTCAAAAGGCTTTATCAGATTCTTAACTCTTTGGTTATTGGTGTTTATTTTATATCTTTTTAACATTCTAAACAAAACATTGTTTTAAATAAAAGAATTGACTAATCACATTTTTTCAATTATGGATAAAAGAAAGAGCAACGGGGGAAAAAGAGAAGGCGCAGGAAGAAAAAGCAAGTCGGAAGAAATGCACTTGATAGAAAGATTAAACAAACATATAGATTCAGACGATGCTATCAAGAAACTAAAAGCAATGATTGACGGGGAAGACTTCAAAGCCTTGCAGTTGTATATGAATTATATGTATGGTAAGCCAAAAGAAACCAAAGACATCTCAATTAACACAGAGCAACCTTTATTTGACCTTTAATGTTTCAGACAACAACTGCGATACGAAAGCTGCACGCTTTAAACAAAAGAAAGAAAGTAATTCAAGGAGGAACGTCGGCAGGTAAAACTTTCGGTATTCTTCCTATACTTATTGATAGAGCAATCAGAACTCCAATGCTAGAAGTTTCTGTTGTATCTGAATCTATTCCTCACTTACGTAGAGGTGCAATGAAAGACTTCCTAAAGATTATGATAATGACAGGAAGATACAGAGATAGTCAATGGAATAGGTCAGCACTTAAATACACTTTTACAAACGGTTCTTATATTGAATTCTTTAGCGTAGAGCAACCCGATAAGCTACGAGGTGCAAGAAGAACAGTCTTGTATGTGAACGAGGCTAACAACGTACCATTTGAAGCCTACAATCAACTTGCGATAAGAACAAGCGGAGATATATGGATTGACTTCAACCCTACTGCAAACTTTTGGGCGCATACCGAAGTAGTAGGAAACGATGACGCTGACTTTATCACACTTACATACCTAGACAACGAAGCACTTCCCGAAACTATTGTAGCAGATATAGAATCAGCACGAGATAAGGCAAAAGAAAGCACGTATTGGGCGAATTGGTGGAAAGTGTATGGTCTTGGTCAAGTAGGTTCTTTAGAAGGCGTGTGCATACCCGATTGGAAAGAAATAGATTTACCAAAAAAAGCAAGACTATTGTGTTACGGAATGGACTTTGGTTATAGTAATGACCCTACAACCTTAATAGGATTATACAAATACAACGATGCTTATATCTTTGACGAGGTTATCTATCAAAAGAAAATGCTCAATAGTGATATATCAGACTTGTTCAAATCAAAAGGGATAAGGGATATGGTTTATGCAGATTCAGCAGAACCCAAATCAATAGCAGAGTTAAAGACTTACGGACATCAAGTTCTACCCTGCACGAAAGGAAAGGATTCTATTGTGTACGGAATCAACTTAATCAATCAAAACAAAATATTTGTAACAAGGTCAAGCAAGAACCTAATCAAAGAACTACAATCTTATACGTGGCTAAAAGACAGAGAGGGCAACACAGTCAATAAACCGATTGATGCTTTTAACCATTGTATTGATGCAGCACGTTATGCAATTACTTCACAATTAGAAAACCCAAACAAAGGGCAATATTTTGTTTATTAACAAAAAGTTGAAAAAAGTTGAAAAAAGTTTTGGTAATTAAAAAAAAGGTGTATCTTTGTAAAACAAAACAACTAAAACAAACATTATGAAAGCAATTATTTGGAAAGACAAAACAATAACTTACAAGTCAGGAAATTCAACTTATACAGAAAAGATAGTTTTGGAAAATGAGGACTACTATACTGTTGTAGGAATTGGAGCAGGAGAGGAACTTTGGAACGCAGGGTACGCAGTAGGTAACAGAGTTTACAAAAACCCAATAGACCTAACAACAATATAAAACCAACGGGAGGGCAACCTCCCTTTTAAAACTCAAACCAATGGAACAACTAGAATTTTTAAAAGCAAGAGTTGAAGCCTTGCAGATAGAACTCGAAAGAGTGAACATTGAAAAGAGAAACCTAAAAATGCAATTATCATATTGCCAACAACAAAACTTTAAAAGATAATATTATGAAAGCAGCAAAAGAAAGTAATTGGAAACTATTAGGGTACAGTATGTTATATTGGGCGGTGTTTTTTGGAATAGCTTTTTACTTATAAAATGCCGACATCAAAAGAAATGGAGGATATTTTAGCGATGTCTAAATGTCTTAAAAACGGAATAAAAGTCGAAGCAGTACCACAGGAACAGGTTAGGTTCGGAAAGTGCAAGATACAAGTAACAAAGAACGGAAAGGCTAGAATGGGCGAACACCTGTACAGTCAGAAGAATGGAGAACTAAACGAGCAGATAATTAAATTGTACAACCATTACGCAAAGCAGTTGAAATGAAAATAGAAATAACAATTCCCGAAACACTTGACGATATAACGCTAGAGCAATACCAAGTATTTAGCAAGATAGAAGAGCCAACGATTGACCAAACGCTTACAACGTTCTTAAACATATCACAAAAGGAACTCAATATGTTGCCTGCTGATAAGATAGAGGGATTTGCAGAACAGATAAATTCAGTCTTTGAACAAGACAAGCAATTCACTCCTACATTCATTTTAAACGGTGTTAAGTACGGTTTTATCCCAAAGTTGGATAGTATAACCTACGGAGAGAATAAAGACCTTACAACGTACCTAAATGACTTTGACAATATGCACAAGGCTATGGCGGTAATGTACAGACCAATAACACACGAGCAAAGGGGCAAATATCTGATTAAGGATTACGAGGGTTCTTCAAAGTATTCGGAGATAATGAAACAAGCACCTTTATCGGTTGTACTAGGTGCAACGGTTTTTTTTTACAATTTAACCAACGGATTGCTGAAAGCTATCCCGAACTATTTGGAGGAGGAGTTGGAGAAGGAGTCAAGGGATTTGCTAAAAAGTGGGGAAATTACGAAGAAGCAGTTGCACTCGCTGATGAGAAAGTTCAAAGAATTATCGGAGTAGAAATAGGAACTCCCGTTTCACGTTACCCTTTACAAGCTTGTTATTTGTATCTAGCTTATTTAAAAGACAAAACAGAATTCGAGAATAGAAAAATCAAAAAGAGTTTTAATACTTAAACCACAACCAAGACCTCTATTTAACAATAGGGGTTTTTTTATGTTTTAAAATAAAAACAAAATGGCACAAGGATTTTACAACCTTACAGACAAGCTAAAAGACGAACTATTAAAAGACCCGTTTGTCAATACAGTAACATACGGAAATATCTTTGAGGTTGATTTAAACAAGCAAACAATATTTCCATTATCGCATTTCATTGTAAACAATGTAGTCGATAGAGGTCAAACTCTTTTGTTTAATATCTCTTTGCTTTGTATGGATTTAGTGGACGAATCTAAAGATGACACAGTTGATGAATTTGTAGGTAACGATAACGAGCAGGACGTTCTTAATACGCAGCTTGCTGTTGCCAATCGTGTTGGTGCTATGTTGAAACGTGGCGACCTGTACAGAGAGAAATACCAACTAGACGGAGAAATATCCCTAGAGCCTTTTGTTGATAGATTCGATAACAAAGTAGCGGGTTGGACTGCGACCTTTAACGTAGTTATTCCGAATGAAATAACAATATGTTAGAAACACAGAAAGCACTTCAGCGATTTGCTAAACACGTAGTATCTCAATCACGTGCAAACCTTACTAGGGGCAAAAAGAGAGCTTCTAACGGACTTTATGACTCAATAGGGTATGACTTAAAGGTTCACAAGCAATCGTTTAGCCTGTCCTTTGTAATGGAGGAATACGGTATGTTTGTCGATAGAGGTGTGAGAGGTTCTAATCCAAACCTTGTAAATAACGGAACGCAGAAGGGTGGAATGTCGCCTTATTCGTTTAAGCAAAAGATGCCACCATTGAAATATATACTTCCGTGGGTCAAGTTGAAAAAGTTAAGATTAAGGGACGAAAAAGGTAGGTTTAAAAAAGGTAATTACAGAAGTATTGCGTTTATGGTTCAGCGTTCTGTATTTGCGCAAGGAATTAAGCCTACGATGTTCTTCACTAAACCATTTGCAAAGGCATTTAAAAACCTCCCTAGCGAATTGATTGAATCTTTTGGTTTAGACATTGGTCAGTTTTTTGGCTTCACTAAAAAGTAATTTAACATAGTACTTTGTTTGTTGTTTTAAAATAAAAACAATGGGCAAAATAAACGTTCGCAGTCCTTACTACATTCACATAGCAGAACAGTATTTGACTTCTGCTAAATTAGAATTGTATATTTACACAGGCACACAAACCACGGACAGGGGTTCGATAAAATACACTATAAACACCTCTGCAGTAAGCTTATCACAAAAAATCACGTTTGAGATTTCAGAACTTGTAAAAGATTACGTTGAAACAACTTTCGACGGGTCTTACACTTCTTCGACTGTTTGGGTAGATTATCAAATAACTAGAACGTTACAGAACACAATGCAACCTGCTGATGCTTTTGTACAGCTTACAGGCTTCGACGGTTACGGGTATTTTTCAGAGGGTTCTAATCCACAAAATGATTCTACTGTACTGCAATCAAATAGCTTCATTCAAACGAACGACTACGCTAACATAACAATTCCTGTACACGTAACAGAAAACACAGACGTAACATACTTCAATAATGGAGAAATAATACTTCAAAAAAGACTCATAAGTTCTAGCGAATCAACAGATGCGATACAATACGTTTCAAATTCTTCTTTGGATTCAGATGCTTTTTATACAAGAGTAATCGCAGACGGTGGAACTATCGAAGCCTTTAGTTGTGTTCAAGATATAGCAAACGATTTTTATGGCAATTTAGACGCTGACAAAATACAAGTTAGCAGTATTTCAGGCACGGAAATAATAACCATAAAAGAAATTGAAGAATGTTTGCATCAAACTTACAAACTTACATTTGTAAATAAATACGGTGCATTGCAAGATTTATGGTTTTTCAAACGCTCTACTTTGTCAATGGGTACAAAACAAGAAACTTACAAATCTAATATTGTAACAGACGGAAGCTATTCTATAAATAGCCACCAAAAAAGAATATTAAACAAACAAGGAAATGAATCTTTGACTTTGAACTCGGGATTCTATGCAGAAGAATACAACGAAGTCTTTAAACAACTTCTTTTATCTGAACAGGTTTGGATTAATTACGAAAATAATATATTACCTATAAATATTACTTCTAGTTCTTTGACATTCAAAGACCAATTAAATGACAAGTTAATTTCATACGAAATAAACGTAGAATTTAGTAACGATATTATAAACAATATAAGATAAATGCAACAAGTACAGTTATTCATAGGAAGCGAAAGGGTTGAACTTTTTAAGGACGAAACCATTTCTTTGACGCAGTCAATTCAGAACGTTAAAGATGTGGCAAAGGTGTTTACTGACTTTACCAAAACATTTACTATTCCTGCTTCCAAAACAAACAACAAGATATTTAAACACTATTATAATTTTGACATTGTAGGAGGGTTTGATGCTAGACTAAAAACAAGCGGAAGCATTAAGCTGAACGGTGTTGATTTCAAGAAAGGAAATATAAAACTAGAGGGGGTTGATTTAAAAGATAACAAACCGAACGCTTATCGTGTTACATTCTTCGGAGATTTATCAGACTTAAAAGACTTGATAGGAGAGGATTTACTTTCTGATTTGGATTGGTTGGATAACTTTGAAAAAGAATACAGCACAGCAAACGTAAAAGACAATTTAAAAGGTGGTAATACTGACTTTACTATAAATTCAGTAACTTATGCAGGTGTTATAAAAACGCCTTTGATTTCTTGTGTAAATAGATTGTACTACAATAGTACTGCAAACACGGAAACTGACGGTAATTTATGGTATCACACGGGAGGAGGACAAGTTCACGAACACGGAGTTTATTGGAAAGACTTAAAATACAGCATTGCGGTTTATGTAATTGTAAAAGCTATCGAAGAAAAATACAATATCACTTTTTCAGATGACTTTTTTACGTACACAAATACAGCCTATTCTAGTCTTATGATGCTTATGCACCGAAAGAAAGGCGAAGCCGAAGCGGATTATTCGACAGGGGTTCGTTTGTACTCTATTTATATTTCAAACATAAACACAACAGCAGGTGCGATTGCAAGTGGTTCACAGGACGGAAACTTTTATACTATAAGTCCAAATTCTGACGGATTTACAACTGTGGGAGATTATGAAGTGGGAGGTGGAACTAACCAAGTTTCGTATTCTTACAGCATAGATATTAATCCCGATGACAATAATATTCCGTACAACGCTTATTTGTATTTCACAGACACAGCAACAGGAGTGCAAACGCTTTTGGATTCAGTAGAAGGCGTAACAGGTGGAAACACTTTTTCGGAACAAGTAGGTACTACGAGAGTAGGCTCATATACTGTTAAATTAAAAGCAGCAGAAACCTTGACTTTTGGAGTTGGAGATATAACAATAGACGCAGATATATTTTATTGGAATGGAAGCAGCTACATTAATATAGGAGATTGTGGTTTGTGTTTTGCTCGTAGCAACACCATTGCAAACGTTATTGAAGAAAAATTTTCTTGGCTACCTACACAACAACTTCCTAAAATGAAAGTATTAGATTTCTTGACAGGATTGTGGAAACTTTGGAACTTGACAGCATACGTTGAAGATGACGGTACTATAAAAGTACAAACATTAGACAGCTTTTATTCGGGGGGAACTGATTACGATATTACGCAATATGTTGATGTAAATTCAAGTTCTGTAAATATCGCTTTGCCTTACAAACAAATCAACTTTAGATTTAAAGGACACAAGACGCTATTGGCTTCTAAATTTGAACAACTACAAAACAGAGAGTTTGCGACATTAGAATACAAAGGAGAGAATCCGAATAATTGGGTAGGACAGGAGTACAAGGTTGAAGTACCTTTTGAAAAAATGGTTTACGAAAGACTGACAGACGATAATACGCTAGAAACAAAGAATATTATGTACGGGTTTTTTGCAGATGATAGCCAAGAGCCTTATATCGGACAACCTCTGTTGCATTATGCTTCTTTGCAAAATCCCGCAAGTATAAGTTTTAGAGATACAACGACAACGCATAGCGAAATAACAGTATCAATTTTTATGCCTTCTAACCAAAGAAACTTTCAAACAAACACAGGACAGGAGAGCATAAATTTTTATTCTGAACTAAACGAATGGACAGCTTCAACGAATGACAATAGTTTGTTCCAAGACAGATACAGAAACTATATTCAAGACGTTTTTAATGAAAAGAGAAGAATAACTAAAGTAAAGGCTTTTTTGCCCCTTAAAATAGTGTTAAAACACACCCTAGCAGACGAGTTTATAATCGCAGGACATAGGTATAAGATTAACAGCATCACAACAAACCTACAAACAGGAGAGAGTGATATAGAACTATTAAATGAAGTATGATTTTTAAGTTATTAAACAAATACGACTATTTCAACGAGTGCGAAGAAATAGAAATAGCAAAAGGGAAGAACAGGCTTCCTTTGACTATGCAAGAGGGAATTAAGCAAATGAACCGAAAAAGAAAATACAAGAAATGATAAAAGAAACTATTATAATAGATGCCGAAACAGGCAAGGCAGAGGGCAACGTTGATAAATTAGCGAAAGCTATTGAAAAGCTAACTGATTCAGTTGATGACTTGGGAAAGGAATCGAAGGATAGCATTGATAACATAGAAGAATCTGCCAAGAACACAGAGAAAGGTGTTAAGGGTATCGGTAAGGCTTTTAAAGGACTTGGTATAGCTATAAAAGCTGCAGGTATTGGTATAATCGTTGGGTTGTTAACTACTTTGAAAGAAGTTTTTGAAAGCAATCAGAAAGTGGCTGATTTATTCGCTGTTACTTTTGAAACTATTTCAATAGTATTCAATGACCTTGTTAATAGCACTATTGAAGTTTACGAAGCTATCACAGAGTCGACAGGTAGATTTGAATCTCTAAAAAAAGTTATTAATGGTTTAATTGATATAGCTCTAGCACCACTTAAAGCCACATTTTTCACTATTAAGCTAGCATTGCAAGAAGCTCAACTTGCTTGGGAAAAATCATTTTTTGGCGACAAAGACCCTACTAAAATAAAGGAATTAAATGAATCTATAAAAGAAACAAAAGAAAGTTTATCGGGTGTTAGTACCTCTGTTATTTTAGCAGTTACAGACATAGCAGAGAATGCAGCGAGTGCGGCTAAAGAAATAGGCGGCATAACTTCAGAGGTAATAGAAACGCTTGGTAAAGTTAGCGTATCGGCAGCGATAGAATCAGCAAAGACCAATGTGCAACTTACAAAGTCGTCAGAAAAAGCACAAGCTGAACAAACTAAACTTATTGAAACCTACGACCGACAAGCTGAAAAGCAAAGACAAATCAGAGATAACGACCTTTTAACAATAGACGAACGAGTAAAGGCGAACGAAAAACTTGGCGAGGTTTTAGAGAAGCAAGAAGAAGCTATGATAAAGCAAGCCGATGCTATTCTAGCGGCAGCACAGGCTCAATTTGAAAAGAACGGAAACGATGAGAATCAAATAGCACTAATAGAAGCACAAACTAATAGGCTAGGAGTGTTGGCTCAAATAGAAGGATTTAGAAGTGAGCAGAAATCCAACGAAGTTGCTTTGCAAAAAGAATCTTTGGAATTAACAAATTCACAAATACAAGCAGAAGGAGAAAGAAACGTAACGCAACTTGAAGCGAATGCTGAACTTATAGAAAACGAATACTATAAACTACAAGTATTAAAAGATGTAGCGGAACAAGAAAAACAAATACAAACAGACCTTTTAACCGCAAAGAGAGATTCGTACAAAGAGGGTACACAAGCATTCCAAGATGCCAACAACGAACTCTTGGCTTTTCAAAAAGAAAACAGCGCAAAGCAAAAGCAAATTGATAGAGATTTGGCAGACGCAAAAACTGCTGAAACCTCAAAGGCTTTGGGAACTATTGCTAGCATTGTAGGAGAAAACTCTAAATTCGGTAAGGGGATTGCAGTAGTTCAAGCTATCCAAGACACTTACGCAGGTGCTACAAAGGCATTTGCACAGGGTGGTATTTTTGGATATGTAGGTGCTGCGGGTATTATTGCAAGCGGTTTGGCTAATGTTAAAAAAATAACATCAACAAAAGAACCAAAAGCACCAAGTTTCGCTAAAGGTGGCGGAAGTGCGCCTTCTATTTCTGTGCCTGCGCCAACAGTTCAAGCACCAAGTTTTAATATCGTAGGAAGCAGCGAAACTAACCAACTAGCCGAAGCGATAGGCTCACAATCACAGCAACCTATAAAGGCATTCGTGGTTTCCAACGATGTAACAACTGCACAGAGTTTAGACAGAAACATTGTTGAAGGTGCATCACTATAAACAAAAAGTAGTAAATAACGTTTTAAAATAAAATAAATATGCTTCCATTAGTTGAATTAATCATAGACGAAAACGAATCGACGGACGGAATCAAAGCTATTAGCTTGGTTCATACTCCTGCAATCGAGGAGAACTTCGTAGCATTGTCAAAGCAAAAGGTAGAATTAAAAACTTTAGATGAAGAAAAACGTATCGTTGTTTCTTTGGCTCTTATTCCCGATAAGGAGATTTACAGACGTAACTCTAAAGGCGAAGAATATAATATCGTATTCTCAAAAGAAACGGTAAGAAAAGCGTCTGAATTGTATTTCAAAAATCTAAACAACAACAATGCTACCTTAGAACACGAAGAAAAAACAGACGGGGTTTCTGTGATTGAATCGTGGATAGTTGAAGATGTAGAAAAAGACAAAACAGCTATCTATGGATTGAATGCTGTTCAAGGCTCTTGGGCGGTTGTTATGAAGATAGATAATGACGAGGTTTGGGCAGACATCAAAGAGGGTAAGTATTTAGGTTTATCAATCGAAGGACGTTTTTCTGCAAAGGAGGCAGAACTTTCAGAAGTAGAACAAGAAGAAGAACTATTGAATAAAATAATCGAAATACTTAAAGACTAATGGAGAACTATACAAGTCCTAAAAATTCAAGACGTGGGTGCTTATGCGCTGACGGAAAAAAATACTCAAAAGATTGCTGTAAAGGGAAACTAATCAATCAAGGAATTGGCAACCTTAAAAATCAATCAAGCTACACAGTAACACAAGAGTAAAATCTGAATTTGTAACAAAAGTAATTAATTAATGTTTTAAATAAAATCCACACAAAATGAACAAAATCGACCAAATAAAAGCTTTGCTAGGTATGGAAGTTAAGTTGGCAACAATGAAACTTGTAAACGGTACTGAAATCGAAGCAGAAGCATTTGAAGCAGAAAACGAGGTTTTCATCGTTTCAGAAGAAGAAAAGGTTGCTCTACCTATTGGAGAGTACGAACTTGAAGACGGAAAAGTTCTTGTTGTAGTTGAAGAAGGAATTATTTCTGAAATCAAAGACAAGGAAGAAGAAGAAGAAGAAGTAGAAGAAGCACCTGTTGAGGCAAAAGTTGAAGAACAAGAAATGCAAGCTGAAACTGCAACACCTAAAAAAGTTGTTGAATCTATTTCAAAAGAAATCCACTTCGCTAAAATTGAAGAAATGCAAGAAGAAATTGACGCATTGAAATTGGCACTTGAGTCTAAAGAAGAAGTAAAAGAAGAAGTACAGGAAGAAGTTGAATTGAGTGCTGAAGAAGTTGCACCAATCAAACACAATCCCGAAGCTGACGCATCTAAAAAAGACACTTTCTTGTATTCTCAAAAAGCACCAAAAACAACAAAATCTGTTATATATAACAAACTATTCAAATAATAATTAAACGTTTAAATTTAAAAAAATGGCAACAACAACAAACATTACTACAACTTACGCAGGAGAGAAGGCACAAGGCTATATCGCTGCTGCATTGTTAAGCGGTAACACTATCGAGAATGGTGGTATTACTGTAAAACCAAACGTAAAAAAATCAGAAGTACTTAAGAAAATCGCAACAGGCGACCTTATTGCTGACGGTTCTTGTGACTTTACTGCAACTTCTGATGTTACTTTGACAGAAAGAGTAATCACACCAAAAGAATTTCAAGTAAACCTTGAATTGTGTAAAACTCCTTTCCGTGCGGATTGGGACGCGATCTCAATGGGATATTCTGCTTTCGATTCTTTGCCACCCGATTTCCAATCTTTCTTGGTTGCTCACGTAGCTGAAAAAGTAGCTTCAAAAATGGAATCTAACATTTGGCAAGGTGCTGACGGGGACGAAGGAGAGTTCGATGGACTTGTAACTTTGGCAACTGCTGACGCTGATGTAATCGACGTAGTTGGTACTACTATCAACGCAGGAAACGTAATCGACGAATTAGGAAAAGTAGTTGATGCTATTCCTGCTGCTTTGTATGGTTCTGCTGACTTGAAATTGTACGTTGCACAAAACGTATATCGTGCTTATGTACGTGCTTTAGGTGGTTTTGCTGCTAACGGAGTAGGTGCAAACGGTGTAAACGGACAAGGAACTAATCAAGCAATGGGAGACTTAATGTTTGACGGAGTACCTGTATTCGTAGCAAACGGATTGGCTTCTAACTACATCGTATCTGCTGAATCTACAAACTTATTCTTCGGAACAGGATTGTTGAACGATTCTAATGAGGTTAAAGTTTTGGATATGCAAGATTTAGACGGAAGTCAAAATGTTCGCGTAATTATGAGATTTACTGCTACTGTGCAATATGCATACGGTGCTGAAATCGTACTTTACACACCTGCATAATTAGCAACTAAATAAATTGAAAGAGGGGTAGGTTCTTGCCTATCCCTTTTTTTTATAACTAACTTTTAAAATATAAAAATATGGCTTGTGATATTACAGCAGGAAGAAACGACTCAAACTGCTTGAATAGTCTTGGAGGAATCAAGGCTATTTATGTAGCGAATTACGCCAAAGGAATGTTTGCAGATGCAACATTTACAGGCGAAGAAATTACAGCAATGGGTTCTGCTTATGACGTATTCAAATACGAATTGAGAGGGACGAACGACATTGACGAAGCAAACACTAAAGACATCAATGCAGGGACTTCTATCTTTGAGGGAAGCGGAACTATTACATTGAAGAAGCAAGATGCAACTACACAGGCGCAAATGGTTCTTTTATCTAAAGGTCGCCCTCAAATCATTGCAGAAGGATATGACGGAAGTTTTAGAATCTTCGGAATCAAAAACGGAGTAGATGTAACAGTAAACACTGCAAGCGGTGCAGATATGAATGAATTTAACGGGTACACTTTGACATTGGCTTCTAAAGAGGACAATCTAGCGTATTTCGTGGATTCTTCTATAATCTCTGCGGGTGCAGCAACAGGATTCGACGTTCAAGCGAACTAAGAAGCGTTTTAACGCATTAAAAAGAGAAAGGTATAGGCTTAATTGTTTATACCTTTTTTCTTGTCTTAAAATTAAAGTTTTGAAACAAAAAACAAACACGCACTAATATTGTTTTAAAATAAAAGAAAATGATAATACTAACAACAAGCACGGACGCACAGGAATTGAAATTTATTCCAAGGGATTACGCTGCTGATTCTATTGTATTAACAGACGAACAAGCAAACACTAGCACAACCATATCCGCAACATTTACAAAAGACGGGTATTATTTAAAGGCTGATATTTCTTTTGCTTTGGTACAGGATAGATTTTACACATTCAACGCTTTAAATGGCTCTGAAATAGTTTACAAAGGCAGAATCTTTTGTACTGACCAAGTAGTAAAAGATTACAGCATTAATAACGGCGTTTATACGCAACACGAAAGCACAAACGAATACATAGTTTACAATGAGTAGAAGAAACAACAAATCGCAGATTGAGGTTGTAGCTCTTTCAAAATACACGACCCCAATAGTTGAAGAAGTAAAAAACAAGGATTGGATAATGTACGGAGAAGATAACAATCATTTTCAATGGCTAATCGACAGAAGCACGAAATCAACAACGAACGGGGGTATTATTAGCTCAATGGCTCGAATGATTTACGGAAAGGGTTTAGACGCTACGGATTCAAACAAGAAACCCGAACAATATGCACAAATGAAAACTATCTTTTCAAAAGACTGTTTGCGTGGTGTTATAATGGACAGGAAACTTTTGGGAATGGGTGCTTTTCAAATCAACTACAAAGGTGGGCAAGTCAATAAGGCTCTACATTTTCCTATGAATACTTTGCGGGCAGAAAGATGCAATGATGACGGAGAGATTGAAGCGTGGTACTATCACCCGAATTGGGTTGATGCGAAGCCTTCTGATGAGCCTTTACGTATTCCTGCTTTTGGTTTTGGAAACGGAAAAGAAAACGAAATCTATGTAGTAAAACCATACGTTGCAGGATATTCTTATTATCCACCTGTTGATTATCAGGGTGCTTTACCTTACGCTGTACTAGAAGAAGAAATTGCTGACTACTTAATTAACGACACTTTAAACGGGTTTAGTGGTACTAAAGTAATCAACTTTAACAACGGAGTTCCCGACGAAGAACAACGCAGAGAGATTAAGCGTGATGTAATGAATAAATTGACAGGCGCAAGAGGAGAAAAAGTTATCGTTGCATTTAACAACAACAAAGAAGGTGCTACAACAGTCGAAGATTTACCTTTAAACGATGCACCTCAACACTACGAATACCTTTCAAAAGAATGCCAAGAAAAATTAATCGTAGGGCATAAAGTTACTTCTCCGATGTTGTTGGGAATAAGAACAGGAGGGAACGGACTAGGAAACAACGCTGACGAAATCAAAACAGCTTCTTTGTTATATGACAATTTAGTGATTAGAACATTTCAAGATGAATTACTTGATGTTATTGATGAGATTCTAGCAGTAAACGGAATATCTTTAAATACTTATTTTAAGACTATTCAGCCGCTTGAATTTACAGACTTGGACAATGTAGTCGATGAAGAAACAAAAGAGGAAGAAACAGGCGTTAAAATGTGTTCTCACGACGACATACAACTGAAAGACGATGCTCTTGACGATTTAGGAGAAAAAGAGAATTTAGACGAGTGGGAATTGATTGACGAAATGGAGGTTGATTACGAAATAGAAGAACAACTAGATGCAGAAATAAACGCATTAAACAATCCTAAAAAATCGTTGCTTTCTAAAATATATAACTTTGTAAGCACAGGAACAGCTAGACCAAACGCAAAGAGTAGCCAAGATAAAAAGATTGACGACGTACAATACAAAGTTCGTTATTCTTACACACCAAATAGAGTAAGCGAAAACAGTAGGGATTTTTGCAAGAAAATGGTAGCTGCTGATAAGATTTATAGAAAAGAGGATATTGTACAAATGAGCCAAAGAGTTGTAAATGCAGGGTGGGGGGCAAAGGGTGCGAACACTTACGACATTTTTAAGTACAAAGGCGGAGGAGATTGTCATCACAAATGGCTACGCAAGACTTACAGAAGCAAACAAAGCATTGACGTAAAGAATCCAAACGCGCCAACTGTATCAACGAACAAGGCAGAGAAAGAAGGTTACAGAGTTAGAAACCCGAAAGAGGTTGCAATGAAGCCGAAAGATATGCCTTACAATGGTTTTTTACCAACTAATAAAAGATTCAAATAATGGCTGAAGTATTACTAATTACCACAACAGACATAAAAAGGAACAGCACTATCGACGGGAATGTGGACGTTGATAAGTTTATTCAATATTTAAGAATTGCGCAGGACATACACATTCAGCAATATCTAGGTACTGACTTACTTGTTGCTATTCAAACAAAGATTTCGGGCGGCACTATTGATGACCCTGCAAACGCTAACTATAAAAATCTATTGATTAAGTACGTTAAGCCTATGCTTATCCATTGGGGACTTGTTGAATACTATCCTTTCGCAGCTTACACGATAGCAAACGGAGGGGTTTACAAACATACTTCTGAAACAAGCGAAACAGTAGTAAAAGATGAAGTTGATTTCTTAATCGAAAAAGCAAGAACAACAGCACAGAATTATACACGTAGATTCATTGATTACGTTTGTAATAATACAACTTTGTTTCCCGAATATTTAAGCAATTCAGACGAAGATGTTTCTCCTAGTGGCGACGGTAATTTTGGAGGTTGGGTTTTATGAGTAAAAAAAGAGGAAAATACAAACAAAAACAAAAAAACGTTGAGCGTCTAAAATTGTTTTTAAAAAAAGTAGAAAATGGCAAATTCAATAGATTGGGGAATAATAAACTTTAGTTCTTGGTGGGGTCAAGGTGCAACACTAACAGGGTGGGGTAATAAATACGCTGACAAGATAATTGTAAAAAACTTTAAAGAAAGAGTTGAAGCTGACGGTGGTACTACTGAATCTTTGACTTGTATCGAAATATAAAAAATAAAACTATGGGATTAAAATATTTATACGCACCAAGTGGAGTACAAGCAGGAAAAGCATACGGGGTTATTCCTAATTCAGCAGATGCTGACTTTTCTTCTTTCGCAAGGAGTTCAGCAGGTTCAAGAGTAGATGAAAACGGATTTATCAATACAGGTCTTGGTTTAGGCAGTGAGGAAGTTACTAATGGGGATTTTGATACTGATAGTGATTGGACTAAAATAGATGGGGCAACAATTAGTGGTGGGGAAGCTCACATAGTCGGAGACGGTTCTGTTTTTACGAATATTAGACAAAATAATGTTTTCACAGTTGGCAAGGCTTACGAAATAACGATAGATGTTACAATAAGCAGTGGATTGGGATTGAAGTTTCAAGACGGGGCAAGTAATGAAAATTTTGGATTCGCAACAATAAGTGGTTCTTATACTTTTGTAAGTGTAGCAAATGATTCTACTCTTGTTATAGGTAGAAAAACAGGTGGGACTGCTTATGATAGTTCTGTGGATAACGTATCGGTAAGAGAAATAACAGACGTAAACACAAACGTTCCAAGATTAGACTACACAGGTGGAGGTTGTCCGAGTTTATTGTTAGAGCCTTCATCTACTAATTTGATAGGGTATAGTGAAGATTTTACACAATCGTCTTGGACAAAGGAAAACAATCCTACTATTGAATCAAATGTTGAAATTTCTCCAACAGGGAGTTTAAATGGCTCGTACTTAAAAGCACCTTTTTCTGCTACAAGCACTTCTCCAAGAATCGCGTATTTTTTTGCTGCTACATCGGGTCAGACTTATACAGGTTCTGTATTTGTGAAGAAAGATAATATTGATTATATTAGACTACTTTCAACAGGTGCTACTGCTTCGACCTTACAAGCCTACTACAATGTTTCTAATGGAACTTTAGGTAGTGCAGGTAGTCCTGACAAGGCTAAAATAGAGGACTATGGAAATGGTTGGTATAGACTGTCTTTGATTATAGACTCTGTCAATTCAACAAGTAGCGCTACATTTAGAGTCCAATTAGCAAAAGGAGACAACAATCCTGCCTCTACTTTTGACGGAACAGAAAAAAATATAATATTTGGCGGACAATTAGAACAACAAGCCTACGCAACTTCATACATACCTACATACGGAGCAGCTTCAACACGTTCACAAGATGTCGGAGGAAGTACAGGGGATTTATCAAATGTAGTAAATTCACAAGAAGGTACTTTTATGTTTGAAGGTAGTTTTTCTGAACAAAATTTAAAAGTAAGTTTAAACAGTTCTACAACTACATTCAGTAATAGAATGTCAATTAGGACAATGTCAGACACTCAATTTAGAATTGATTATTTTGCAGGAGGAGTAGGTAACCAAGCATTTTTCAATGTATCAAGCACAAAAGATAATGCTAAAATTGCTATAAAATGGATTAGTGGAAGTCTTGTTGTTTATCACAATGGTACAGAAGTGGTAGATGTAACAAATATAGGGGATTTTTCACCGAATATATTAAATAGAATTTCCCTTTCGGCTGCCGACAACACTTCTAATAAATTTAAAGGAAGGACTAAACAATTTAGGGTTTACGATGAATATTTGAGCGATGCAGAAATGGTAAAATTAACAACATTATAAGATATGAAAATAGGTAAATACGCATTCAATAGCAAAGAACAAGCACTCGATAAAATCGAAGGTTTAGGAGTAGCACAAGACGAAGAAGGAAACAACTATCCAACACACTCCCATACAATTGTGGAGTTAGGTTTAGAAGTTATTTCAGAAGCTATAATCAACGAAGAAGGAGAAGTAGTAACAGAAGCAGTATATGGTACTGATTACCTTGTAGATGTTCTGTGGAAGGATTTAGAAGTTGATGAAGACGGAAACTATTCCCACCCTTATGGTTGGGCAACTTATTCTGTTGATATAGATAGCGAAGGAATCCACGCTTTTATGGGGTTAAATTATCAAGCATTAAAGATTTCATAAAATGACACAAGATTTGAAAGTGTACGCATTGAGTATTGGCACATTTGGAATATCGTTAAGTAATTTAGACGTAGTTCTAAAGATTACATTGATGCTTGTCACTATTGGGTACACTATTCAAAAGTGGTACATAATGAATAAAAAAAATAAATGAGAATAACAGAGAACTTTAGTTTATCAGAGTTTGATTGCAAAGACGGAAGCGAATTGCCTACTGCATTATTGCCTAACGTTCTTGACTTGGCAGACAATTTACAAGTCTTGAGAGACTATTTAGGAGTGCCTATTTCAATAAATTCGGCATACAGAAGCCTAGAGCATAATCGTAATATCAAAGGTTCTAAAAATAGCCAACACTTACTTGCTAAAGCAGCAGACATCGTTGTTGAATCTAAAACGCCTGAACAAGTTGCTAATATAATTAAGTACCTTATTTCAGAGGGCAAGATGACACAAGGAGGATTAAAAGCATACAATACATTCACACACTACGATATTAGAGGGCATAAAGCACGATGGTAAATAAATTCAAAAGTACAATATTAAGGAGTTTAGTCAAGGAAAGACGTTTAACGCCTTTAGAAAGAATTGCCAATAGATTAGGATATATGGGGACAGGTTTCTTTATTACTGCTCCTCATTTGCTTCCACAAACACAAGGTGTGGTGTTTTATATATTTGCAGGTTTATTATCATTGCCTCAAGTATTCGTAGCGAAACAATGGAATTTAGTTCTTGTGAATTTAAACGTAATGATTGCATATTTTATACTATTATTAAGATGAGTTGGATTAGTAAACTTTTAGGAACAGGCACAAAAGGAATTGGAGATTTAGCGAAAGACATTCGTGAAGCTATCAAAGGGAAAGAACTTGACCCTAACAAGCAACTCGAAACTGCTGAAAGGTTGGTTGCATTACAGACAAAGATAAACGAGGTTGAGGCAGGTCATAGAACGGTATTTGTGGCAGGTTGGAGACCTTTTATAGGTTGGGTTATAGGTATTGCCTTACTATATAATTTCATACTACGAGACCTTATTATCTTCGCACACCCTGAATGGAGTGATTTGCCTGCATTACAGATGGATGAGTTATACACAATGCTATTTGGTATGTTGGGGTTAGGTGGAATGCGTACTTGGGAGAAGAAACAAGGAGTTACAAAGTAACAATTGTTAAAAACTATATTGTTAAAGAAGAAACATTCTGTTTATATTTGTAATACAATGGCAAAGAAAAAAACACGTTCGCAAGTTGTCAAGAAACTTGATGCTGCTTTTTCAGAATACATAAGAAGAAGATACGCAAAGAATGAAATTGCTGAATGTGTTACTTGTGGAAAGCAAGACCATTGGAAAAGATTACAGGCGGGACACTTTCAAAGTCGTAAACATTATTCGACAAGGTGGGACGAAACAAATGTACAAGTTCAATGCTCGTGTTGTAACGTGTTTAGGTGGGGCGAACAATACAAGTTTAGCAAATGGCTAGACAGTAACAAAGGAGAGGGAACTTCTGAAATGCTTGCTGAAAAAGCGAGAGAGATTGTAAAGTTTACAACTAAAGATTTAGAAGAAATGACACAAAAGTACAAAGATTTATCAAAAGAGTTTTAGTTTTAGTTTTTCATAATTGTTTTAGTTTAAGGAGGTTGCAGAAATGTAACCTCTTTTTTTGTGCTTTTTTAAAAAAAAGTTTTTCGGTATCATTTTTTTGTTATAGATTTGTATCATAATCAAAAACAAATATTATGTCAAACATCACACTAACATCAGAAGAATACGCTAAACTGTACACGGTTTACGTATGCGCTACCAACTTGGTAGAACACAAACAGGAATTTGATTCAGAAGAACTAAACCAATGGCAAGTTGAAGCCAAGAATCAGTATTTAAAAGAAGCAGTTGAAGAATTTAAAAAATCAATATTATGAAAAACGCAATAGCTGAACTAGGGTATTATATTGATAAGATACCTCAAGAAACGTACAACGAAGAAGGTTTAATGTTGTTGATTTCAGAACAATTTTATAATAGTATAGTGGAGGAAGTAAAAGATTATAAAACTTCAATACACGATATTTTTGATAATTCAGTAAATTCTTTTACATTTGAGGGAATAAAGGTGCAACCATTTTCTTTGGTCAATGGAAGTGATGTATATTTATCACACGGAAAGTCTTTAGGGGATTTTATAATAAATACAACAAAACTAAATTAAATATGAATATAGACGACATCAGAATACAGCGATTGCACGAAGAACGAGGCTACGACCTTAAAGAATTAGATAACGAAATATACTGCGCCATCACAGGAGAGATTGTAAATAATGAATACATAGTATTTCAAGAAGAAAAGGTAATTAAGTACGAGAGCGACCTTTTAGAATTATTAAAAGCAATACCACCGTTTGATTCTATGAAGAACGACGAAAGTATTTTGTACGAATCTTGGGAATTAGAATATTGGTATTACGAAGAAAAATAAAAAACATAGATATGAAGATAGAATTAAAAAAATTAAGAGTAGGCAAAAAGTTGCCAAAGGACTTTTGGAATTACAAAGTTAATCCTATTGTTGGATATGATGAAAGAGACGAAAAAAATCACAGGTTTAGAGTTCTTGAAGATGAAAAAAAGTATGAATTAAGAGTTCAAACTTTAGGTATTTAATAAAAATTTGACTTTATCGATATAATTACATATATTTGCAAAGTATAACTTAAAAATTAAAACAATGATTGAAAAATTAGTAAAAGTTCAAAGCGAACTAAAAGCACCAAAGAACCAAAGAAACAACTTTGGAAAGTACAATTACAGAAGTTGCGAGGACATTCTCGAAGCGGTTAAGCCACTACTCTACAAACAAGGTCTTTGTTTGACTGTATCAGATGAGATAAAAGAAAACCCTTTAGGAATTTATGTAGAAGCAACTGCAACAGTAACAGACGGAGAGAAATCTTACAAAGTTACTGCACAAGCGGGAATTGATGTGAACAGGAAAGGAATGGACGTATCTCAAAGTTACGGAAGTTCTTCTTCTTACGCACGTAAATACGCTCTAAACGGTTTGTTTTTGATAGACGACACCAAAGACGCAGACGCAACCAATAATCACGGTAAAACGTCTAAAACAAGCCTACACGCAGGAACGCCTGCATTTAACAAAGTTAAAGCTGCACTCGATTCGGGCAACTTTACAATCCAACAAGTAGAATCAAAATATAAATTAACACAAGAAGTAAAATCATTATTAACATTAAAAAAGTAAAATTATGTCATTAGAATTAAGCGGAACAATCAAAAGCATTTCGGAAGTAGAACAAGGAACTTCCAAAGCAGGAAAGGATTGGAAGAAACAAACCTTTGTAATTGCCAATAACGGAGGTTACAACGATGCAGAACAAATCTTTGCATTTGAAGTATTAGGAGAAGAAGCAGTTGCCAACTTGACAAAATACAACAAAGTTGGGGATATTGTAAAAGTAAATTTCAACATTCGCACAAACGAGTGGAAAGGAAAGTATTTCACAAGTCTAAACTCTTGGAGAATTGAAAAAGCAGATAACACCCAAACAGTAGAATTTGAAGGAGCTGTTCAAGATTTGCCTTTCTAAAAACAATTAATCACACCCTCCTATTCATTTAGGGGGGTTTTAAAACTAAAATATGAAGGAAACAAAGAGAAAGGGTTTTAATTTTTTCAGAAGCTATTACGATGTCTATAATGAACTAAACGACAAAGATAAAGTTGCTTTTATGAATGCTTTACTAGACAGGCAATTTTTAGGTATTAAACCGACTAATTTGGAGGGTATGGCTAAATTTGCATACATAAGTCAGACCAACAGCATTGACTCACAGGTAAAAGGCTACGAACACAAGACAAACACTAAGCTTAACGAAGAATTAAACACCCCTACCGTAGGGGGTAGGCAAGGGGGTAACGATACCCCTACCGTACAAGTAGAAGATAAAGAGAAAGAGAAAGAAGAAGTACAATACGTAGTTTCTTCGCCAAAGGCAAAGATTGATTTTGATAGTTTGTTGAAGTACATAAATTCAAAAACAGGAAGATGTTTTAAAGTGATTAACAACAAAGTAAAATCAAAATACAAAGCAAGGCTAAAAGACGGGTACGACAAGAAAGATATTATTTCAGCGATTAATAATTCAGTAGAGACTAAATTTCACAAAGACAACGGTTTTAATTTCTTGACACCCGAATTTTTTTCAAGAGCAGAAACAATCGACAAGTACGCAACTAAAACAAAAACAAAAAGCGTTTCAGTTACCAAAGAAATAAAATATCAAGAGAATCCTTACAAGAATCAGTTATAAACTAAAACACTAAAAAAATGACATTAGAAGAATCAGTTGAAAGATTACAATGGAGGTTTAGCACAAACAAGTCATTTAAGCCTAATCAGAACGATGCTAATGCACTCAATTTCATTTTTGATTGGATTACTCGTCAGAAAGATATAAACGCCTTAAATAGCGATTTATTTGCTAAATTGTATATTTTGCAACTAAACAAGACAATTAGGGATTTTGACTCGACGGTGTTCGATGAGATTATGCAAAAGGAAGTCAGTAGAGTTTTATCTATTCCTTTGGACAGGTTCTACGAAAGTTTTCACAATGATTTGCATCATAATCAAATAAAAAAAGTATCTTTGCAAAAAGATTTTACTTTGGAGGACGTAAAAGAACGATTCACAATCGAAGTTGTAAAAGACAAATTGCAGAATATGATTACCGAAGCGATAAACAGATTTAGCTAAAACAGAATATTATGAAAATTAAACCAATAATTTTAAAAGATGCAGAAGAAGATGTACAAGATTACTCAAAATTTCTTGTAGACAACAAAGATGTAAACAATGATTTAAACGACTTTGTGGACGGTAGAATCGAACACGGTTATACTTTGGGAATTAGTTGCTTTGACGAGTACTACGTAGCTAAAAAATTCGAGTTCTACGGTATTGTAGGAAAGAAAGGTAGAGGTAAAACAACAATAAACCAAGCTATTCAAGTAGCTCATAGTGTTGCTAATGGTTTGATTTGGGTTGTAGCATTTCAAGAAAACTCCGCTTGGTCTATGAAGTTAAATTATTTAAACTATTTACTTTGTGATTTTGCGAAAGATGTAAAAAAGAATAACTATCCGCTATACAAAAAGGCTTTGAAATGGGTAGAAGAACATTTTATTTTCTTGAAAGTAGAAACGATAAAAGAAGCGTTGGAAACTACGCAGTATTTAATAGAGGAAAAAGATATAGATGTTCACGCTGTTTTTTTAGACCCTATAAATTCATTTGATAGTGGCTATTATAATTCGGGCAACTCTTATCAAGATATGGTAGACACGTCTAAAAAGATTTTAAGGCACTCGAAAGACGTTTGTTCTGTTCACGTATCACAACACCCAACGATGTCGGGACAAAGGCAAGAGGAGGACGTAAATTCGTTTCAAGCCGAAGGTGGTGCAATTTTAAATAAAGCATCTTTTACCTACGCAATAAACCGAGATAGCGGAAGTTCAAATAATCGTATCAGCGTGGACAACGTAAGAAACAGACACACGGGAGGGAATGAAACATCTGCGGACAATCCTGTGATTTTGAATTGGTCGCCTACAAAAATAGGTTTAGGTAATTTAGTGGAAGGAGTAAAAGAGGAAAATATAATTGACAAACTAAAAAGAATATATAATCCTTTGAACGAGGATTTTGGAGAAAAAGAACCCGAAACATTGCCAACTATTGACGTGCAGGAAGCGTTTGGCAACGTGGAAGATTTACCATTTTAAAAACTAAAACAAAAACAAAAATGGTATACGGTTTATTTATAAAAGAATAATTTGTTTTTAATAACATTTTTTTGTATTTTAGGCGTATGACAAAATACAACAACCTTTGGCTTAATGAAATAGCCAAAAAACACAATCAATGGCTGAACACGGTCAAAGGGATTGGTGGCGATATGTATGCAGAAGATATCGTTCAAGAGATGTACATAAAACTGCACAAGCTAGTTCAAAAGAGAGGAAATCATTTTTTTCTGTTTGACAACGGAAAAGTACAAAGTGGATATATATTTTTTACGCTGCGTAGTATCTTGTATTCTTATCTAGGACAAAAGAACAAACACAGAAAAAGTCCTATTGAGTGGCTTATTAAAAACCTAGACAAGGACAAACAAAACAATCCTGTAACGTTTGGAGATTTAGCAGACGAAAGTTACATCTATGACGAACAAGGTTCTTCTGACAGACTAGAAGCAGAAGAAAGGTTTTTAGAAAAGATAGATTTGGAGTCTTTAAATTGGCAACAATATGATAGGGATATTTTTAAAATATATAAAGACACAGGAATGAGTTTCCGAACAATGTCAAAGTACACAGATATAAGCCACACAAACATATATCACACCGTGAAGCGCTGCAAAGAGAGTTTAAAAGACGCTTTACAAGAAGATTGGGAAGATTTAAATAACGAAGATTACGAACTTTTATGAAAGCAAAAAAGAAAACAGTACAGGAAAGATTGAAAAGTATTGAAGCGGTAGTATTTCAGCTTTACACTACTAATCAGATGATGCAAAAAGAAATCAAGATTTTGCAAGACAAATTAAACGAAGACAAAACAGAAGATTTAAACTATCTATAACAATGGAGATAAAAAACAAAAAAGGAGAAGTTATTTTAAAAGCCAAAGGAAAGGGTTTAACAGGCGCTTATTTAAGAGGGTCTGATTTAGAAGGTGCTGATTTAAGATATGCTATTTTAAGAGATGCTGATTTAACAGATGATATTTTAAGAAGTGCTGATTTAAGAAGTGCTGATTTAAGACGTGCTGATTTAAGATGTGCTGATTTAGAATATGCTAATTTAGAGGGTGTTAATTTAGAAGGTACTAATTTAGAAGGTGCTGATTTAGAATATACTAAAAATTATTATTCATTCACAGCATACGACACTTCTAAAAGAATTGTTCACTGTGTAAAACACGACAATCAATGGATGGTAAAGGCAGGTTGTTTTTGGGGAACTCTTAAAGAATTAGAAGAAAAAGTAAAGGAAAGTCATAATAGTCCTGTTTATTTAGCTAATATAGAAATACTGAAAAATTTATAATATGGAAGAACCAAAAGACAAACGCACCAAAGCCTACAAAGATTGGAAAGCAAACCAAGAAAAAGAATCCAAAGGGTTAGGCGACACGATTGCAAAAATAACCAAAGCCACGGGGATAGATAAAGCTGTTAAATTCATAGCAGGAGAAGATTGCGGTTGCGATAAGCGCAAAGACGTTTTGAATAAGTTATTCCCTTACAGACGACCTAACTGCTTGACAGAAACAGAACACACAACGTTGACAGAGTTCTTCAAAAGAAATCCAACACAGGTTTCAAAGTCTGACCAACTTACTCTTTTGAAAATAAGCAATAGAATATTCAACGAAAGGAAACAACCTTCAAGCTGTGGCTCTTGTGTTCGTGGAATGGTTCAGAGATTGAAAAAATTATTCAATGAGTATTAATACAGAAAAAGAACTTTTTGATTGGCTTAAATTAAAAATTTCAGACCTGCAACAATCAGATGATAAATTCAGTTTTTGGGATTGTTATAGCGAAAAACTAAAATGCAGGATAGAATTGAAATGTAGAAGAAAGCACTATAATACTTTACTCATAGAAAAAAAGAAGTACGATGCTATGATTAATAAGTGCAAGAAAGGAGAAACACCTGTTTACATAAACTCTACACCTAAAGGGATTTATGGTTGGAATTTAAATAATTTAAATATTGATTGGCAAATAAACGAATTGAATCCCGCAACAACAGATTTTGACAGAAACGAAAAAGTAAAAAAAGAAGTAGGATATTTAAACATAAAACAAGCAAAACAGTATGAAAGATTTTAGACCAAGATTAAGAGGAAACAAACTCAAAGCATTTGAGAACCTTACAAAGAAAGAAACAAGAGTTTTAGTGATAGGTGATTTGCACGAACCATTTTCTTTAGACGAATACCTTAACCACTGCGCAGAGGTGTATGCAAAGTATAACTGTAATAGAGTTGTATTTATTGGTGATGTGATTGATTCGCATTATTCAAGTTACCACGAAAGCGACCCCGACGGTATGGGTGCAGGAGAAGAATTAGAGTTTGCTATCGAACGTTTGAGTCGTTGGTACAAGATGTTCCCTAATGCTGATGTACTTATCGGAAACCACGATAGAATCATCTCAAGGAAAGCGTTTAGTGCAGGAGTTCCGAAGGCTTGGATAAAGTCATTTAGCGAGGTATTAGAAGTGCCTAATTGGAATTTCGTAGATAGGTTGGTAATTGATAATGTTCAATACATTCACGGAGAAGGTGGTACTGCCCATACGAAATGTAGAGCAGATATGATGAACACAGTTCAAGGGCATCTCCATACTCAATGTTACACTCAATGGTTTGTTGGTGCTAACTTTAAAGTATTCGGAACACAGGTAGGTTGTGGTATCGACTTTGACAAATACGCTTTTGCTTATGCAAAACGAGGCAAGAAACCTGCTATTGGATGTGCAGTAGTGATGGGTGGGAAAACTGTTGTGAATGAATTAATGGAATTATAAGATATGAAAATAGGTAAAGATTTTAAAGTAAAGATTTTGTTGATATTGTTATTTGCTTGCCTAATTGAATGTATTGCTTTAATCCATTTAGAAGCTGCTCTTGCGTTTCTTGGTATTTGTTTTTTTAGTACCATAACAGTTTGGTGCATATATGTGCTGATGGGCGATTTCTGAAACAATAAAAAAGTAATACGTAATATTAACAAATAAATTTATAAAATTGGAGGGGATTGTAAAAAATTCCCTTTTTATTTTTTTTATTCAACAATAGTTTATATATTTGTTACATAATTAATCACTAAAACTATATATTATGACAACTTACAACAATTTATTAGAGCAATTACAAGACGAAAATGAATTATCTTTTTTTGAAAATCAATGTGAATTAATTTATACTTCATTGTATTCTTATCAAAATGTAACTCTTGCGCAAGGGAAAGCGATTAGAAGTGTTATATCTTCTTCTGATATGGCTTACGAATGGTGGAAAGAAAGCAATGTAGACTTTTGTGAAAACGGAAAGTATTTGGGTATTAGCGTAAATGACGTAAAATATTACATCAAAAAATCCACATTAAAATATGTAGATAGCTTAAATGATTGCAAGCATCAAATAAACACATTAAGAAAAGGCTTTAGAACGGCTAAATAAATAAAACCAACGGGGGAGAAATCCCCCAATAAAACTAAAAACTATGACTATACTATTTGATGCTGATAGCTTGCTTTGGAGTAGTTGCTACAAAGAAAAAGAAAATCCCGATGACTCTCCTTTTAATGATAATCTTGAAGAAGTTGTTTTTAAGTTTGACGAGGTTTTTATGTCTATTGTAAACAAGCTAGAAGAAACATACGAGATTGACAAGGTTGTAACATTCTGCGGTTCTAAAGGTAATTTTAGAAAGATGCTGACACCAACGTACAAAGCCAATAGAAAGAAGGCAAATATACCACCTCTATTGAACGAACTTACAAAATACGTGCAAGAGTCTTACGATGCTATTTACAAGGCAGGATATGAAACCGATGACCTTGTAGCGTCTATGTGGGCAAAGAACAAAGAAGAAAGCATAATTGTATCTATAGACAAAGACTATTTGCAATTCCCTGCGACCATTTACAACTATCACTATAACCACCAAAGCATAAGAGTACAAACAGAACAGGAAGCTTTGTATTTCTTTTATGAGCAAATGATTGTAGGAGATACTGCTGACAATGTAAACTTTTGTAAAGGGTACGGAAAAGCATATTGCAAGAAAGCGTTTAAAGAATGCACAACAGCATACCAATTCAGAAGAAAGGTATTTGAACTATTCAAAAAGATATACAAGAGCAAGGCACGAGAGAAATACATACTTTGCTATAATTTGCTAAAATTAAGAACCAACGCACTATGACCGAAGAAGAAAAAAGAGAGTACATTTGGTACGCTTACAGAGATACTCACGAATTACACAAGGAAGGAATGGAAATAGAACAATTAGAAGAAATCCTTTTGCTATATGAAGAAAAGGAATTATATTTGCATTGTGCAGGAATCAAAGAAGCAATAGACGACATAAAACAATCACAAATAAAACAATAACAATTAAAACTAAAACAATGGAAGCACTACAATCAAAAATCACACTACAATCAATAAAAGAAGAAATAGAAAACTTTTTTGATGTAGAACTAGATTCAAACGTAAGAAGCAGAAAGCTAACTTATCCTAGAAGTATTTATTATTCAATCTGCAGAAAGCACACACCACATTCTTTGCATCAAATAGGCGAATCAGTAGGAAAGAACCACGCAACTGTGATAAACGCATTAAATAGCACTATAAACGAACTGACGTATGAGCCTTATTATAATCTATTTTACAAAGATTTAGACAGAAAACTTTGCGGACTTGAAACAGTAGAACAAGAAAACAAAAGGCTAGTAGAAGAAAACGAATCTTTGAAACTAAAGGTTGCAGGACTAAAAGAGATAATAATGAAAGACTTAAGAAATGGAGCATTTAGATGAGATACTAGAAAGATTGCAAGAGATAAGAAAAGAACTAGATTTAATAAACGAAAAGAAAAAACAACTAAACAAACAAGATGATGAAAACAATTAAAATACTCAATTTGTACGCCTGTCTTGGTGGAAACAGATACAAATGGGACGAAGTTGCAGATATAGAAGTTACTGCAGTAGAGTTAGATAAAGAAGCTGCAAGGTTATACCAAGAGAGGTTTCCAAATGACAAAGTAATAGTAGCAGATGCACACCAGTATTTGTTAGACCATTATAAAGAATTTGATTTTATTTGGAGTTCACCACCTTGTCCAACTCATAGCAAGGTTAGAATAACACAAAAAAACACAACTAATTTTAAAGCGGTTTATCCAGATATGAAATTATATTCTGAGATTATATTTTTAGATACTTTTTTTAATGGAAAATACGTAGTTGAAAATGTTGTACCATATTACGAGCCATTAATATCTGCAAAAAAAAGAGGCAGACATCTATATTGGACTAATTTTAATTTACCAAACAATTTAAACGAAAGAGAATTAGGCAAGGGAAAGATGTGCGGACAAGTAAATGAAGAGCGTATTTTTTTAGAAAAATTTCACAAAATAGATTTAAGCACTTATAGAGGACAGCAAGACAAAAGAAAAATAGCAAGAAACCTTGTAGATTACGAAGCAGGAAAAACAATACTTGAAACAGTAGTAGGGATAAGAAGAAAACAAGACATTAAACAAACAGAATTATTTTAAGATGAGCAACATAGACAAAATAGAAGCAAGAGTACAGGAAGTGATAGAAAACAACATTTCAAGCAACAAAGAAAGAATTGATTTACTCCTAGAGATAGATGCAGACAACGTGGCTGAACTAGGAAAGAACTCAACAAGCGAAGAAAGAAAGAAAGTCAAAAGAAATAGCTTAAACATTTACAGAGCGATAAAAAAGATTGACAAGGTAGAGGGCGAACTATTATTAAAATGTGTAGACAAGTAAGATATGGAAGACAAAATAGTAAACAAAGTGTTAGAAGCATATAAGAAGCGTTCTAACGAAGGAATAGAAAAATATGGCACAACACTAGAAAGAAACGATTTAAACGTATTAGATTGGCTACAACACTTACAAGAGGAACTAATGGACGCAACGCTTTACATAGAAGCATTAAAAGGTCAGAAGGTAGGAATAGACGCTCAAGAGTTGAAAATAGAAGATATCCTTCGGACGTATGTCGAAGATATTGAATCTCTTTCGGAGACACCTGAGGAAATACTGTCATATGCAAAACCAAAATTTTGTTTGATTACAGGAGTTCAATTGAAAGATGAAGATACGTATAATATAAATACAGGTTGTCCGTATTCTAACTTTGCAGAGAAGTTTAGGTCAAGGCATCAGATACCTGTAAGAGATTTAAGAAAATTTGTTGAGGAATTAAAAAACAAACTATGAATAATAATAAATACAAATGTAAAATGTGCATCTCTAAAATAAACAGAGGTGTAATTTGTAAAACGTGTTATACTGAACTTGATTCGTTGAGGAAAAATGAAAACAGAAAGTTTATGATACGCCAAAGAAAATTAAGAGGTTTGCCTTCAGATAAATTAACCGAAGAACAAAAGGAAATGATTTATAATATGGATAATATCTCCATAGAAATAAAGAAAGGCAAGGATATGATAATACACGTATTTAACGATGAGCATAAATTTTCAATGGCTTCAGACGATAATATTGAAGAAATAAAGGATTTAGTGTATAAGCAAATATTAAACAGAATTAAAAGTAAACTATGAAAGTAAAACAAATTATTGAGAAACTTTGCAACCACGAAATAAGTAAAACGGATGCAATAGAACAGATTAAGATAATAACTGACGGACTCCGGAAAAACGAATCGCTTGAATTTGTGGTTGAGAAATCTGGATTTACCTCTGAAAACAATCACGGATGTTTAAAACTAAAATTACCTTACCAATATAGTAAGATGGAGAACAAAGTTTCTAAAGGTGATAAGGTTGATGTAACATTCTTGCCATAGCTATGTGGCTAACTTGAAAGTGTATGATTAGTAGCGTTGAATAACAACTAAAATTAGCAAAAATGGAACTACAAAAAATAATAAATATATTTGAAGAACACGGATTTAATGAGAATAACTGCTCTTTTTTTAAACAAGAAGACATAACTGACATTGCAAAAGATGTATTAAAAGCTATTAATTATACACATTGTTGTACGGAGTTGCCGATGATTGAAGAACTTATTATTTCTGAAATAAGACGTAAACATCAAAAACAAGTAGATGATGAAGTAGAACGTCTTTTAAATGGCAATGGAACTGATTGCAGATTACGAGGTTTTTTTAATGAAACAGACCTTAACGAATAAAGGCAATTACTTACAAACGTGCTTGTGTGTAGTGCGATTATTAACAATAAAAACTTGATTGAAATGAGAATAGAAATAACTAAAGAAGTAAACAAGCATTTAAGACAGACTTGGCAGTTTAATATGTTTGATTTGAACGTGGTATTTGTTGGATATGTAGTAGAGGAAAAACCGCTAAGGAAAAGAAAATGGAGAATTACTGAAAAATGGGATAAGTACGGAAGAAGGTACGAAAACACCATTAAAGAAGAACCAAACCTTGAAGAACATATTAAACGGGATGCACTTGAAAAAGCTCAAAGTATGATTAAGGTAATGACTTGGGATGAGTGGAAAAGGTAGCATTACACACAACGTATTTGAATATGGTGCGTGGCGACCTAAACAGTAACAAAAGTAAAACGAACTAATTATGAAGAAAGAACAATTTGAAATACTAATGTATGCACTTTATGGAAATAACCAACTGTTTATACCACAAGGTCAGACCATACAAGAATGGATAGATAACGCTTTTGACAACGCACTAAAGCAAGGGCAATATTTTCCTGAAACAACGGATAAGCACGAACCTTTAATAATTGAAATGTATAAAGAGCATTTGGTTGAATTATATGACTTTGCTTATGAACAAGCACTAAAGACGGGAAAAGTAGATGAACTGAAAGAAATTGACCATAAAATAAATGGTTGCTAACGGTTAGGCACAGTACGGATTATGAAATACAAAACATTAAGTTACTCTATTTTTTCTGAAAGTGGGGATAAGAGTGAAGGTGAAAATACAGGTAGAATATTTGGTAAATGGAAACTAATATGGTTTTTAGTTAGAAACGATTTTAATAAAGGCATATATTCAAGGCGTGAAAAGTTAGAAATTACTCTTGAAAAACTATAAAATTAGTATTGGTGCTAACGCTAAATGTAAACACAGAAATTTTAACGATTTAAAAACGAAAACAATGGAAGAAAAAGAAATGATACAAATAGCAAAAACTGCTATAGACAAAAGAATGGATTACGAAACTTTAAAGTACTCTGATTATATGTACGAAAAAGAAAGCCTTACAGAAGATGTGTGGGAATATGTAATTGAAGCAGAAGAGCAAGGTATGAATTGGTTTATGGAAACTTATGCAGAGTATTTGTGCTAACGCTAAATCTATAATGCGTTTCAATGCATTTATAGATAATGTTAGCAACTGATGAACGGATTTAAACAACGAAATATGAAATCAAAAGAAATAGACAAAGGATGGGTAATAGCTTCTATGAACGGAACATTTATCTTGCCCTACACATTTGAAAGAACAAGAACCGCTTCAATTGAAAAGTGGATGAAGTTATGGGATGCTGAAAGATGTTCTTGGCGAAAATTTAAGAGAGAAGGTTACAAGTGCATAAAAGCTAAACAAACCACCGAAATTGAGTGAATTTGTTGCTAACGTGTTTGGGTATGCCACGTTGCGAATTATTAACTAAAAATTATATTAAAATGAATATAGAAGAATTAAAAAAGAGAGTAAGAGGAAACGGATTTCAAGAATCTCACGGAAGTACAACAATGGTAATTGACGTTGAAACTGTAATTGATTTATTAGACGAATTAAAGCAATGTGATATACCCGTTGTTGTGGATAGCGAAGTGGCGTGATAGCGACTTATTTCAGAATTTAGAGATTTACTATCTACAATAATAAGTAAAAATATATAATTATGACAAAACAAGAATTAGTAAAATTATTAAAAACAGAGTTCACAAACGAGGATGGAAACATTAATATTTCGGGATTGGATTTTGGGGAATTTGAGGGGATTATAAATTTGAGTAGAATAAAATCAAGGGGACACATTTATCAAAGCGACCACTCCAACGAAGGAGAAATTTATCAAAGCCACCACTCCAACGAAGCAAATGTTTATCAAAGCTACCACTCCAACGAAGGAAATGTTTATCAAAGCGACCACTCCAACGAAGGAAAGGTTTCTCAAAGCCACCACTCCAACGAAGGAAATGTTTATCAAAGCGACCACTCCAACGAAGGAAAGGTAATCCAATAAAAATACAATTATGATAACAAACGAAGATAATATGAAACTTATGGCAAGGTATGAAGATAACCATT